GGTTCACCGCCAGACACCCGAGGCAGGAGCCCGGTGCGTAAATCGCGCACGCCGGGATCTGTGCGGGGGGTATCCGGTAACGGGTATCCCTACCGCGACATTCAATGTATTTTTTACTTAGGAGCATACATGTTCATGATTAATCTGTTTCTTTATCACTTCCAGTTACTTTAACTTTGTCTTTGATTGTATTCAAAAATGACGCAAAGCTCGGTGGTTGCTCTGTCTGACCTGAAAATGCAGAGTCACCTGAAATATTCCAATCCTTAAAGACTTCTATTGCATCCTCTTTAGTTGCTGTAGAACCGTATATCTGCAAAAAAACTTGACCAAACATCAAAGCATGTCGACGATCTTTTCGCCTGATCGATTCATGTGTGTACTTTTTTGAGTTACTAAGGCAGATATATGATAGCCATGAAAGAATGGCGATTCCAACTAATCCTCGCGTGAAGATATATATTAACTGAAGGTTAGTGAGATTTTTTAAATCTAAGTTCATGTATAATGTAAAAAAAGCAGATATTACCGCAAGGAAGCCAAAAAATACCCCAGCAATAGACCAGATAATAGACATCAATATAAAATGTTTGTCATCACTAGCAAGATCTGATTTAACATCGTTAACATAGGTGGGGATTTTTTCATCGATTCTTTGTTGCTGTACTTGGCTACGGAGTTCCTTATTTTCACTAATCAAAGAATTAACTTGTTTTACGTTTTTTTCGATTATTGCGTTTTTTCTATTAAGATCCTGAGTATAATGCTCTAACTGTAGAGTTAATATGCTGTTTCGTTCTTCTAATTGTATTATATGTTCTACATAATTATTAGGTTCAAGTGATTTTACATTTTTTCTTTTATTAGTTTCATTTTCATTTATATTGGGTTCTTCATCCATCTGTGGCCTAGTCATGTATTTTTCAATTAGTGCTAGGTTATTATGAGCTTCAGAAAACTCTCCTGCTTCTATTAAGTTTTTTATATGAGAGTAGAAGTGTTTTGCTATATTTTCAGACTGTGAATTAAGCAAGTCTAATAGGTGTTTTTTTATTTCGCTATCTTTATTGGTTGGTTCAGTCATGATGTTTCTCTTTATACATTTTTAGTAAAAACTCTTTTACATTTTGCCAAAACGATAATGTCAGTAAGTAAGCATTCAAAACTTGCGTTAGTGCCTACAACTTTAACCATACCAACGGGTATGCGAGTCAAATCTTTGATGCTTATTTTCCCTTCAATATTCACAAGCCACTTGCCATCAGTAACTTCATTAAATTTTGATTCTACAATATATATTTCCTCATCAATGAATACTGCTAAAGGTTGCAGAAAGGTTCCTTCTAACAACTTAGAGTCAAAAGTCAAAACGGTTTCTTGAGCAAGAGATCCATCAATTATTTTATGATATGGGATAGTGATAGTATTGATTCGAGGCTTTTCAAACATTGCCCCGTTACCAGTGGTTAGCCATGTTAATGAAGCACCAGTTTCCAGTGAGCATTGAATAATCCAGTCAGCAGGAAAGGTATCTCTCATGTAACGATTGGCTAATGTACTTTTTGATACACCAATATGATCAGCTAAAGCTTGTCTTGTCTTAAATCCATAAGCCAAAACGATTCGCTCTATTGCTGCTTTTCCGCCTTGGTTAATAGTAAAAAAGTTCTCATTTTGGATGTCTTGTTCTCTATTGAGATGTTGATGCTTGCTGTCACAATTGTTGTGACTTTTTTCTGCATTATTTGTAATTCTTCCCTTCTCTGTATCAGTGCCAAATGCCAACCACTCGACCGGCACTCCAGTCTCCATGCTACAGATAACGACCCAATCAGCAGGGAAAGTGTCACGGGCATACCTGTTCGCCATTGTACTTTGCGATATACCTAGGTGATTACAGAATGCTTGTCGGGAAGAAAAACCATAGGCTTTCAGTATCCGAGCTATAACCGATTGCCCTCCGCGATTCTGCATGATTAAGGATTTCTTTTTTTCGTCCACATGGCGAAATGTGATTTCGTGTGTTGACATAACCGATTTGTGATCCTATTCTCCGAAATGTGAAGTTGAAGCCACGATTAAAACTGACTCACCACAAGCCAATAGGAGATGTTGCATCATGACCCCTAACATTTCAATAACCCTGAATACGCCACATGTCACAATTGAGCGTTATAGCGAACTTACTGGTCTTTCAATCGACACAATTAACGATATGCTGGCTGACGGTCGCATCCCTCGGCATCGCCTCGGAAAGACAAGAAAAGAGAAAAGGTGATGATCAACCTTGCTGCTCTTACCGTTGATGCACTTACTGATTGCAATGTTGTATTCAACTAGTTCCATTTTGGGATGCATCAGGGGTGTCGACCATGTTTGATTACCAAGTTTCCAAACATCCACATTTTGATGAAGCCTGTCGTGCATTCGCATTGCGCCACAACCTGGTGCAACTGGCAGAACGTGCTGGCATGAATGTGCAGATTCTGCGGAACAAGCTGAACCCAGCTCAACCTCATTTATTAACCGCACCAGAAATCTGGCTGCTTACCGATCTGACTGAAGATTCAACGCTGGTAGATGGTTTTCTGGCACAGATTCATTGTCTGCCATGTGTACCGATTAATGAGGTGGCAAAAGAGAAACTGCCACATTACGTCATGAGTGCAACCGCAGAGATCGGGCGTGTTGCAGCAGGTGCGGTATCTGGCGATGTAAAAACCAGTGCAGGTCGTCGTGATGCTATCAGCAGCATTAACTCTGTAACACGACTGATGGCGCTGGCCGCTGTTTCATTGCAGGCCCGTTTACAGGCTAATCCTGCGATGGCGAGTGCAGTTGATACCGTGACTGGCCTCGGTGCTTCATTCGGTTTGCTGTGAGGTGCTTATGCTGACGAAAGAACCATCATTTGCATCGCTGCTGGTAAAACAAAGTCCGGCAATGCACTACGGGCACGGCTGGATCATGGGTGAGGATGGTAAACGCTGGCATCCGTGCCGTTCACAAGATGAATTGCTGGCAGAACTATCTACGAAAAAACAGGGGAACAAATGGCTATTGAAGGCGCTGCGGCGACTGTTCCATTAAGCCCCGGTGAACGCCTGAACGGACTTAATCACATTGCGGAATTAAGGGCGAAAGTATTTGGCCTGAATATTGAGTCAGAGCTTGAGCGGTTTATTAAAGATATGCGTGATCCACGGGATATCAATAATGAACAAAATAAACGGGCACTGGCTGCCATATTCTTTATGGCAAAAATCCCAGCTGAACGTCATAGCATCAGCATTAATGAGCTGACCACTGACGAAAAGCGGGAGCTGATTAAAGCAATGAATCATTTTCGTGCAGTGGTGAGCTTATTTCCCAGACGGCTAACCATGCCGAATTAACCAACTAATGAAATTCATGGCGTAAACCCGCCGGGCATCCCTTTATCTAAATTCAGGAGAATTGATTATGCGTAGTATTGAAACCCTCACGACTAAAACCGGACCGGATGATGCAGGGCTTAATATTTTACTGACAGAGGCTCGTCTGGAAGACCGCCGGGCAAGGGCTGAAGCAATGGCAGCTCGCCTTGATAGCCTGGCGTGTCATATCACATCCCGCCAGCTAAACCACGTCGAAGCGGCAGAACTGCTGCGTGTGACTGCTGAAGCAATCCAGAACGAAGCGCAGGAGATCCACTGATGGCTGATGCAATGGATCTCGTACAGCAGCGCGTTGAAGAAGAACGCCAGCGTCATATCCGTACTGCCCGCGCCAAAACGCCGGGCGTATCCCGCGTGCTTTGCATTGAGTGTGAAGCACCAATTCCGCCAGCACGACGTCGCGCCATTCCGGGTGTGCAGCTTTGCATTACCTGTCAGGAAATCGCAGAGCTGAAAGGCAAACATTACAACGGAGGTGCTGTATGAGCACCATCCTGAAATGGGCGGGTAATAAAACCGCCATTATGCCAGAACTGAAAAAATACCTTCCTGCTGGCCCGCGACTGGTTGAACCTTTCGCGGGTTCTTGTGCTGTGATGATAGAGACGGATTACCCCAGCTATCTTGTTGCGGATATTAATCCTGATTTAATCAACCTCTATAAAAAGGTTGCTGCTGATTGCGAGGCGTTTATATCTCGTGCCAGAGCTTTATTTGAGGAAGCAAACAGGGAGGTGGCTTATTACAACATAAGGCAGGAGTTTAATTACTCCACTGAAATTACTGATTTCATGAAAGCGGTATATTTCCTGTATCTCAATCGTCATGGTTACCGTGGGTTATGTCGCTATAACAAGAGCGGGCATTTCAACATTCCCTATGGGAATTATAAAAATCCGTATTTCCCTGAAAAAGAAATTCGCAAATTTGCAGAAAAAGCCCAGCGAGCAACGTTTATCTGCGCCAGCTTTGATGAAACGCTGGCGATGTTGAAGGCGGGGGATGTGGTGTATTGCGATCCGCCTTATTACGGTACGTTTTCCGGCTATCACACTGATGGCTTCACTAAGGATGACCAGTATCACCTGGCATCCGTTCTTGAACATCGATCATCTGAAGGTCATCCGGTCATTGTTTCTAACAGTGACACATCCCTGATTCGTTCGCTGTATCGCAATTTCACTCACCACTACATCAAGGCAAAACGCAGCATCGGCGTGTCGGCTGGCGAGAGTAAATCTGCAACAGAAATCATTGCTGTTTCCGGGGCGCGCTGCTGGGTGGGATTTGCTCCTTCGCGTGGCGTAGATAGTTCTGCTGTGTACGAGGTGCGTGTATGAGTCATGACGATATGAGCAACTCTAGCGGCTTTAACGAGGCCGCTGCATCATTTTCATGGAACGGCCCGAAAAAGGCCATTAATCCTTATCTGGACCCGGCGGAAGTTGCGCCGGAGTCTGCACTTTCAAACCTGATCACTCTGTATGCTGCCGATAACGAGCAGGAACAACTGCGCCGCGAGGCACTGAGTGAGCAGGTCTGGGAGCGTTATTTCTTTAATGAATCCCGTGATCCTGTCCAGCGCGAAATGGAGCAGGATAAGCTCATTAGCCGGGTAAAGCTGGCGCATGAGCAGCAGCGTTTTAATCCAGACATGGTCATTCTGGCTGACGTCAACGCCCAGCCTTCCCATATCAGCAAGCCGCTGATGCAACGTATTGAATACTTCAGCAGCCTGGGCAGGCCAAAGGCTTATTCCCGCTATTTGCGTGAGACGATTAAGCCATGTCTGGAACGACTGGAGCATGTACGCGACAGTCAGCTATCCACTTCTTTTCGCTTTATGGCAAGCCATGAAGGGCTGGACGGCCTGCTGATCCTGCCTGAAATGAGTCAGGATCAGGTGAAACGCCTGTCTACCCTTGTCGCTGCGCATATGAGCATGTGTCTTGATGCCGCTTGTGGTGATTTGTACGCCACCGATGATGTTAAGCCAGAAGAAATCCGCAAGACATGGGAAAAGGTGGCAGCGGAAACCCTACGTTTGGATGTCATCCCGCCTGCGTTTGAGCAACTCCGTCGGAAAAGAAACCGCCGTAAACCAGTGCCCTATGAACTCATTCCGGGCTCGCTGGCGCGTATGCTGTGCGCCGACTGGTGGTATCGGAAATTGTGGAAGATGCGTTGTGAATGGCGGGAAGAGCAGTTGCGTGCTGTCTGCCTGGTCAGCAAAAAAGCATCTCCCTATGTCAGCTATGAAGCTGTGATGCATAAACGTGAGCAGCGCCGTAAGTCGCTGGAGTTTTTCCGTTCTCATGAACTGGTGAACGAAGACGGCGACACGCTGGACATGGAAGATGTGGTAAACGCCAGCTGCAGCAACCCGGCGCATCGCCGCAATGAGATGATGGCCTGTGTTAAAGGTCTGGAGCTTATCGCGGAAATGCGCGGTGACTGCGCCGTTTTCTACACCATTACCTGTCCGTCACGTTTCCATTCCACGCTCAATAACGGCAGACCCAATCCGACCTGGAAAAACGCGACGGTAAGACAAAGCAGCGATTATCTGGTCGATATGTTTGCTGCATTTCGTAAGGCGATGCACAAAGCCGGGTTGCGCTGGTATGGCGTGCGGGTGGCTGAGCCGCATCACGACGGCACAGTTCACTGGCACCTGTTGTGTTTCATGCGCAAAAAAGACCGCCGCGCCATTACTGCATTGTTGCGTAAGTTTGCTATCCGTGAAGACCGCGAGGAGCTGGGCAATAACACGGGGCCGCGCTTTAAGTCTGAGCTGATTAACCCGCGCAAAGGAACGCCGACAAGCTACATAGCGAAATACATCAGTAAGAACATTGACGGGCGTGGTCTGGCTGGCGAGATCAGCAAGGAAACGGGTAAATCTCTTCGTGATAACGCTGAATACGTGAATGCCTGGGCGTCTTTGCATCGTGTTCAGCAATTCCGCTTCTTTGGTATTCCGGGGCGTCAGGCTTACCGTGAACTGCGATTGCTGGCTGGTCAGGCGGCAAGGCAGCAGGGTGACAAAAAAGCAGGTGTGCCGGTACTGGATAACCCGCGCCTTGATGCCATTCTGGCTGCTGCTGATGCTGGTTGTTTTGCCACCTATATCATGAAGCAGGGAGGTGTACTGGTTCCCCGTAAATATCACCTCATCAGAACTGCTTATGAAATTAACGAAGAGCCGACCGCCTATGGCGATCACGGTATTCGTATTTATGGCATCTGGTCACCCATTGCAGAGGGCAAGATCTGCACTCATGCAGTGAAGTGGAAAATGGTTCGTAAGGCCGTTGACGTTCAGGAGGCGGCAGCCGACCAGGGCGCTTGCGCCCCTTGGACTCGTGGCAATAACTGTCCCCTTGCTGAAAATTTGAACCAACAAGGGAAAGACAAATCAGCTGATGGGGATACCAGGACGGACATTACCCGCATGGATGACAAGGAGTTGCACGATTACCTGCACAGTATGAGCAAAAAAGAGCGCCGGGAACTGGCTGCAAGGTTACGCCTGGTGAAACCGAAACGGCGTAAAGACTACAAACAGCGAATTACAGACCATCAGCGACAGCAGCTCGTCTATGAACTGAAGTCCAGAGGATTTGATGGCAGCGAGAAAGAGGTCGATTTACTCCTTCGCGGCGGCAGTATTCCATCAGGAGCAGGCCTGCGTATCTTCTATCGGAACCAGCGTTTGCAGGAAGATGATAAGTGGCGAAACCTGTATTAATTACGCGGGTTAACAATTCGTGCTCTTAATAATACTAGGCATATCAGGCTGATGAACGTAAAAAAACGTTTTACATCAGTAATATTATTATATACTGTAAATATAAACAGTGTGCGCCGGGAGACCGGTTAGAGATCAAGGGGTGAAAGTCCCCGACCATTGAAGGACCAGCAATCCACAAGGTCCCCGAG